AGGGTGGGGTGCAGCATGAATGAGATGACCATCCGGCTGGAGCGCAACGGTGCGGCAGCAGTGCCCGGCGGGCAGCTGCTGCTGGGGTACGCGGGCAACCGGGGCAACTACCGGCTGCGCATTGAGCAGCGGGGCGAGTGGAAGGGGCTGACGGTATGCGCCCACTGGCACACCCCCGGTGCAAGCGCGGCCACGCTGGTGGAAAACGGTGTGCTGACCGTTCCGGCGGCGGTAACGGCAGTGCCCGGCACAGGCTGCATCACCTTTGAGGGTACGGACGGCAGCCGCACTGTGACCAGCGCCGATGTGCGGTGCAAGGTATGCGCCAACAGCGGCACGGCGGAGGGCACGATGCCTGCACCGGACACCCCGGCGTGGGAGGCGTTGGTAGGGCTGCTGGGAACCGGCGGCATTACCACCGCGGAAAAGCGGGAACTGCTGGCAATCCTGCGGCTTCTGGCGGCGGGCAATGATGCAGCCATGACCGCCTATGACCGCTTGGCGGCGCTGTGGAGCGCCCCACAGCCGGAAAAGCCGGAAAACAAGATGACTGCCCGGCTGAGCCTTGCGGTGCTGGGCAGAATGATCCTTGGAAGGAGTTAATATGAGCTACGTAAAACAGAATTTTGTGGACGGCCAGACTCTGACGGCTGCCCACCTGAACCACATGGAAGCGGGCATTGCGGCAACCACGGGGGTGAAGGGCGAGAAAGGCGACCCGGGCCCGGCGGGTCCGGCAGGCCCGAAGGGTGATAAGGGCGACCCGGGCGAGGGAGTGAGTGAAACTGCGAAAGAGCTGCTGCTGAACCTGTTTGAGAATGCAGCCTACAAAACCAGCGATGCACAAGATACCCTGAATGCCTTGCGTGTAGAGTGGGGCAGAAGTGCACAGGATATTCCGGTGCAGAGCGTGAGCCTGAGCAGCAGCACCCTGACCCTGAACGAGGGCGAAAGCAAGACCCTGACGGCTACCGTGCTGCCCGCAAACGCCACCAGCCATGTAGTGGTGTGGCGCGTTGCACCTGCCGGGTTTGTCACGGTGGCAAACGGCGTGGTGACGGGCATCAAAGCGGGCAGCTGCACCGTGACTGCCACCGCAGGCGGCAAGAGTGCAAGCTGTACGGTGACGGTGGCAGAGGTGGAGACGGCGCAGCTGCTCTACGACCTGCCCGGTGAAACGGCACTGACAAAGGGCATTGATACCGGCGTAAAGATGCTGGAGCACGCGGGCACTGAGACACCGCAGTACACCATTTTGCTGGATGCAAAGGCCAGCGACCGCTTTAACGACAAAGCATGGATCGTGTTTGTGCACTGCATGACCGAGACCGGCGATAACTTCAATCTGCCAGGTATCAACATCAATCTGAACCCCAACAACGGCACCACCAGTATTGCTTATTACGACTATTGCGACGTGACGCTATCGGACAGTGTTGCGCACCTCAAGACCCGCACACGGTACGTGATCCAGCTGGACGGCCAGAAGTATCGCGGCGGCAGCACCCACTGCACGCTGAGTGGCTGGAAGGTAACCAAACATACCCTTACGGACGTACCGGAGAGCCTGCTGATCGGTGGTGCTCCGGGCACGAATGGCGGCGAGATGACCCGCTGCTGGGACGGCACACTGTACCAGTGTAAGGTGTACAAAGGACTGCTGAGCGATACGAAGATCAACAAGTTCATTCAGGAGGGCACGGTATGATCTATGATGTACATGGTGATCCCCTCGGTACAGCAAGCGGCAACGTGCTGTACGGGAAGAAATATGTGGCCTGCGGAGACAGCTTTACCGCAGGCGACGCGACCGGTTACACGGATGCTGCCGGCAACACCGGCACGAACTCGGATTTTTACGACCAGAAGCTGAAAGCATGGAAAACATACCCGTGGTGGATCGCAAAGCGCAACGACATGACGCTGGTGAACGAGGCTGTGAGCGGCTCTGTGTTCACCAATATCACCGGGCGGCTTTCGCCGTTCTCGGTGGAGCGGTACAAGGCCGTACCGAAGGATGCAGACTACATCACCCTGATGTTCGGTCTGAACGAGTGTGAGCCGGACACAGCACAGGGCTTTGACCCGACCGCCATTGTCGGCACTAAAACAGATACCACCAACGCAACGGTGTGGGGCGCGTACAATATCGTTTTTGAGTATCTGATGAAGAACATCCCCTACGCGAAGCTGGGCGTGATCCTTGCGGACGGATGGATGAGTGCGGCCTACCGGACAACGGTAAAGGAGATCTGTGCCTACTGGGGTGTACCGGTACTGGATCTGAACGACGCGCAGCACCCGCTGCTGCTGACCGCACACAGCGCAGGACGCGCGGACGCCAGCCCTACGGCAAAGCAGCTGCGCAACGATGCCTTTCAACTTGCCCTCGACAACGGCCATCCGGGTCTGCAGGCGCATGAGTACCGCAGCACCATCATTGAGAACTGGATGCGGGGACTGTGATGCGGAAAGGAGGCAGAGGGATGATCCGAAAGTACAGCCTTGCAAAAGACGGGGCAAAGCTGCTTGCACCGGACTTTAAGGTGCGGGAGCTGCGCTGCCGGGACGGCAGCGACACCGTTATGGTGGACGAGGCGCTGATGCTGCTGCTCCAGTGTATCCGGGAGCACTTTGGCAAGGCGGTGACCATTACCAGCGGGTACCGGACGGCGGCGTACAACGCGGCCGTGGGCGGAGCAAAGAGCAGCCAGCACCTGCTTGGCCGGGCGGCGGACATCCGGGTACAGGGCATCAGCGTGGAGGACGTAGCCGCCTACGCCGAAAGCCTGATGCCGGACTGGGGCGGCGTGGGACGCTACCCGGTGAAGGCGGGCAGAGCCACCGGCTGGGTGCACGTGGATACCCGGGCAGACAAAGCCCGGTGGAAGGGGTGAGCGCGATGACAAGCATCATCTCAGCCATCATCGCAGGTGCGGTGACCCTGATCGGTGTGCTGATCGCCAACGGAAAAAGCCAAGCGGTGACCGACACAAAGCTGGAGGAACTGACCCGGGAGGTGCGGGAGCATAACAACTTTGCCCGCCGCGTACCCATTTTAGAAGAACAGATGAAGGTGGCCAACCACCGCATCGCAGATTTAGAGAAAGAGAGGAACTGAACCTATGAACGATACCCATTGCAAAATTTCTGCTGCTACGCTGGCGCGTACGGCTGCGCTGGCGCTGGCACTGACCAATCAGGTGCTGAGCGCCTGCGGCAAGCCTGTGCTGCCCATCGAGAGTGCCACCGTGGAACAGTTGGTGACCACCGGCCTGACCGTGACCGCCGCCCTTGTGAACTGGTGGAAGAATAACTCCTTCACCCCGGAGGCCATCAAGGCCGATGGCTATCTGGAGCAGCTGCGGGAGAAAAAGTAAAGGCCACAGGGCAGACGGGACGATATTTTTGTGAATAGGGCAATGCCGGAGCGTCCTCAGACGCTCCGGCATTGCATTTTCACAGGGAGGATATTGGAGCCGTTCCCAACAAAAAACTCCCCCGGCAGTTGCCGGAGGAGTATTCATTTTTCTATTCTAAACACGGATGCGCCGCCCTGACATGGTGCGCAGCCGGTCTTACTTCAGGAACTTTGCCACGGCGCGGGCGACGATGCCGCCCAGAATGCCGGACACCAGAAATTCGGCTACGCCCTGCACGCCAACCAGCAGCACAACGAACATGAAGGGGTTGGCAGCACCCTTGACGGACACCAGATTCTGCACATAGTCGCAGCCGTAGAAAGCCAGCACGATGTAGCCCATGAAGAACAGGGTGTTCAGGGCAGGTGCGGTCATGGCGCTGAGGATGTAGCTCCAGGTGCGGGACTTATCCAGCTTCTGCAGGCCCTTGAAGATCAGGCCACAGCACAGACCCATGAGCATACGCATACCCACGCACAGGATAAAGGTGTTCAGCGGGCTGACCTGGAACAGTGCACCGGTCATGGCAGATGCGCCAGTGATGGCATCATAGAAGCTCACAGCGCCGAACACGCCGCCCAGCAGGGCACCCACGGCGGGACCCATGGTGATGGCGCCCACAGCGATGGGAAGGGTGAGGAAGCTCATGTACAGCGGGCCCATGGGCACACTGCCCAGACCGACAAGCTTCATCACCAGTTCAATGGCCACCAGCAGGGCCACACGAGTCAGAGTCTTCGTATTGGTATTCTTCATAATTCAGTTTTCCTCCTGCTGCCGTTCCGCCCTTTTTGTCGGATACGGCGCAAACCTGCCCGCTCTTTGCGGGTTTTAGGTGAATATTCAAATCTCTTGGAAGCGCGTGGTTGTCAGGGCGTGTTCCAGAGAAAAATGCGTTAAAATCTGTCACCGGGGAAGCGTACCCCGGCGCTGCGGCGCGCCACCGTGAGTACCCGGCTCACCGCGATGCTGGTATCCAGCATGCGGGCGCACAGCTCCTGGTCTCCGGCGGTCATGGCGCGGTAAAAGGCCTCGAACTCTGCTGCCTGCCGGGGACGGTCCTCGTTCAGGTTGTAGTGCTCCTCCTTGCCCTCGTTGGGGTGGAAGGTCACGCCGCCGCAGTAGTTCGGGGTGGATTTTTGCAGAATGTAGCCCTTTGTGCCCTGAATGATGCAGCGGGCAGGGGCTGCGCAGTCCTTGGCGGCAAGGCTTACCGCCTTGAAGCCGCTGTAATCCATCATCAGCACACCGCTGGTGTCGAT